TTGTGGTGAGGTGGCAAGTCCAACATTTGACTTCCTTACTATATCAGGTGGAACTATTAGTGAGTGTTGTGTATAAGTCATTTTAAGACCCAATATAACTGAATAAATTAAATATGATATTTCATACTATGATAGAAGAGAAAGTCCAAGAGAACGAACCTAATGAGTTGATAGACCCTATTGGTGATTTAAGAAGATCCTTGAATGTTGAACTTCCAAAAAGAGACAAGTTCCATAAATGGTATATGCAGTTAAAGAACTTACCTGAGTTTTTTGAGATTGCTAAAAATAGAATTGATAAATAATGGCACAAACACAAACTTTACAGGTTAGAGTTGATGCTGCGATTAACGCTGAAGGGACATTAAAAAGCCTTCGTGAGTTAAAGAAACTACAAAGAGAAACTGTCGCAGGTAGTGAGGACTTTAAGAAAATACAATCTCGTATCAACGATATTGGAGATGCCACAAAAACCGCAAAAGGACAAAGTGAGGATTGGATTGATAGTTTAGCAGGAGCACCTGGTATTGTCGGTCAATTAGGTAGAGGTTTAGACACCATGACCTCTTCAACAAATAAGTTCGGTTTAGCACTCAAGGCTACTGGTATTGGATTGGTAGTTTCATTAGTAGGAATGTTAGTCGCCGCCTTCACGCAGAATGAAAAAGCGATGAAGAAGTTGGAACCTATAATGATTGCTTTTGAGCAGATCTTGGGGGGTATTTTTACGGCTTTAGAACCAGTTTTTGACCTTTTAATTGATTTAGTTATTCAAGCATTACCATACGTTATTAAAGGTATTGGTATGCTTTATTCCACTCTATATGGTTTATTTACCATGATTAAAGATGTGGGTGTTGGAGCAGGAAAACTTCTTATTGGTATATTTACGATGGATACAGCCCTTATTGATGAGGGTATGAAACAACTAACAGGTTCAATAACTGCTGGTGTTGATGCTGGTTTGGAGGCTTATGGTAGGTATGAAGATGGAACAAATGAAACTACAAAAACACAAAAGAAGAACTTAGATGAGGCGGCTGAAGCACACGCCAAATATTTGGAGAAAACAAAGGCGAATTACGAACAACAAGAAAAGTTAAGACAAGCCGATCTTGATAAGGCTAAATCTATTGCTTTATCCAACGCTAAAACAGAACAAGAAAGATTTGATATTGAGAAAAAATACGCTGAAGATGCGTATAACTCAAAGAAACTATTATTAGAACAGACACAGGCATTATATCCAAAAAACTCAAAAGAGTATAAGGATTATGTGGCATCACTTACAGCACTTGATGCTGATTATCTAAACAAACAGACAGAGTTTGCCAACAAACAAAAAGAACTTGATACAAAGGCGTTTCAGGATAGGGTCAAGTCAAAACAACAAGAGAACAAACAAATTATAGATGACCTCACAATCACTTATAGTTTAGTCAAAGATTTATCCAACGAAAACTCGGTTGAAGCAAGAAAGGTTCAAGACGAGATATATTCGGCTCAAAAGAAAACTATAAGTGATGAACTTGCTTTATATGCTAAAAGAAAAGAACAAGTTGGAACCCTAACAGAAGATGAGGCACAAAGGGTTAAGGAACTTGAACTACAACAAAAACAACTCACCGCTACAATCATACTTGAGAATAACAAGAGGTTTAGAAGTGATTTAGACAGAGCACTAAAAACTGCTGAAGAAAACAAGAAGGTTCAAGACCAACAGTTCCAAGATAATATGAAGGCGGCTGAAGGGGACTTACAGTTTCAACAACAATTACTTGATGAGAAAAGAAGGTTGGACGAAGCATATTATGCGGAACAACTGGCTCGTGAAGGATTGACCGCAGAACAAATCAAGGCAATCAGGGACAAACAAACGGCTGATTTGAAGGCTAATGCTGAAACTCAAATAACAATAGAACAAAAGAAGTTTCAAGCACAACAAGCATTATTAGCGGCTACAGCGGCGGCATTAAACGCATTAGGGGATATTCTTGGTAAAAACACAAAAGAAGGTAAGGCACTCGCAATAGCGGCGTCTTTAATCAATACATATGCCGCCATAGCAGGTCAGTTAAGGGCATTCGCAGGTATTCCAATACCAGGTTATGCGATAGTACAAGCAATAGCCACAGGGTTAATTGGTTTCAAAGCCGTGAGTGATATTGCTAAAACACCTATTCCTGGTGCTGGTGGAGGCGGTGGTGAGGGAGGTTCGTCTGGATCTGGCACATCAGTCCCAAAACCAAGAGGAATGGCAACAGGAGGATTGGTTCAAGGAATGGGAGGCCCCAAAAGTGATTTAATCCCTGCGATGTTAAGTAATGGTGAGAGTGTAATAAACGCACAATCTACAGCGATGTTTAGACCATTATTATCATCAATCAATTCTATTGGTGGAGGTAGGAGATTTGCTGATGGAGGACTTGCGATAGGTTCATTCTCACAAGACCAAGCATTATCACAATTACAAAATAGTTTATCATTAAATCAAGCACCTATCAAAACTTATGTAGTTGCGAGTGATATGAGTAATCAACAAATGATGGATAGAAACATCAAAACTCGTTCAACAATATAAAAAATTGAACTTTATAAAAAAATTGATATTTAATATTATATGACCCCTAAAATTATTGAACTTATAATTCAGGAAGGAGACGACGAAGCGGGGCTTGATGGTATTGCGTTGGTAGAAATGCCAGCACACGAAGCAAACTTTGAATACTTTAATCAAGAGGAACAAACACCTTGTGAGGACGGCAAATGTTCTCACTATATTCTTGCTGAGGAAAAAATACCACAAGTCATACAGATGTTTCACGCTTATGGAGAACCACAAGGTTTTCTTGAAAAAGAAGGTTGGGAGATTACATCTGTTAAGTCAGTAGGGAAACAAGATTTCCAAATTATCAGTAATCCTAATTTACCATCATCACAAGATACTCCTGATGTAAGATTTAGGTATAAGTATGTTGGCCCAATTCGTGAAAACTCCAGAACTTTTTGTAAAGAAATGATGGCTGCTCGTAGAGTATTCCGTATTGAAGATATTATGGAAATGTCTATGAGGTCTGTTAATGAGGTTGGGCCTGATGGTTATGATATTTTTACTTGGCGCGGTTCATATAATTGTGCCCACAGATGGGTTCAACTTATGTATGAGAAACAGGGTAGAATTATCAATAATGATAAAATCACCACAGGAGTAGAAGATGAGGACGATATGCCAGGTCCAGATACAAGAACAACCGCAACAATAGAAGCGGGTAATACTCCACCAAGAGTAGGGTTCGCAGCATCAAATCCTGATGTAAGTGCTTTATCACCTTATGTAGAACAAATCTCAAAACCAAAGAAAAGACCAGTCCTTGCTTCATTACCTTTATTTGAGATACAAGAAGACGCTGAAGCAATTGCTATGTTGATTGGTTGTGAGGGTTCGCATCCCCACGAATATGGTGATAAAACTTTGTATATGCCTTGTAAGACACATCCAAAGGAAGACACAAGTTATGAGACAGATGAAGATGAAGATCCTGATGATGTCGGTGGAAGTGATAATCCTATGATGAATTATGGGGCAATACTTGAAGAGTTTGCTGAAATAGGGCCAAGAGGTGGTATTAATAAAAGTGATAAAGCCCCAAAGAGTGATACACCAAACAAAGACCCAAAAGGTGGAGGTAGTGCTAAAGGTGATGCTTCAGGTAAAAGAGGAGCAAAAGTATCTGCCGAACAAGAAAAAACATTACAACAAAAGGTTGATGACTTCAACGAAAAAGAAAGTAATACCAAGAATGGTCGTGCTACTTTAGGGGCATTAAAATCAGTATTCCAAAGAGGATTAGGAGCCTTTAATGTTTCACACTCACCAAAGGTAAAGTCAGCCGAACAGTGGGCTTATGCTCGTGTAAATGCGTTTCTGTATATGTTAAAGACAGGAAGACCTGAGAACTCAAAATATACAGGTGATAATGATTTATTACCAAAGGAACATCCAAAATATCTAAAACAATCAGTAGAAGATTTTGCGGCATATAACGACTATCCTACTTCAGCAAGAAATAACGCTTGTAAGGTAATCAAGTGGAAAGAGGAACATGGAGACGAAGTTGATGGAATGACCCAAATAGGTTGGATTAGAGCAAACCAATTATGTAATGGTGAAAACATTAGTGAAGAAACAATAGCCAGAATGTCTGGTTTCCAAAGACATCAAAAAAATAGTGAAGTAGCACCAGAATACAAAGATACGCCTTGGAAAGACAGAGGTTATGTTGCTTGGTTAGGATGGGGTGGAACAACAGGAATAAATTGGGCGGCAGACAAATTAAAATCTATACGAAATGAGATGAGTTTTTCTGTATTCAGTATGGAAGAAAAAATGGTTGTTGGGCCTGCCATGGTTCCTGATAAAATGATTATTAGGAGAAATGAAATAACTGGTGAAATCTATTATGTATATTTCACACTTGAAACTATAAAGAAACTTCAACAGAAGTTTATGTTGGAAAAGTTATTAGACAAGACAAATGTAGAACACGGAAGGAGATTTTTGAATGGAGTATCTGTGGTTGAGAGTTGGATTGTTGATGACCCAGCAAAAGATAAACAACAAGTTTT